ACCAAGCACCACCGAATCGTCCATCATTTGGAACGAACCGTCCATGGTACTGTTTCCGTCCATCGTGCAAGCACGAACAGTCGGAGCGCCGTATCCGATGAAGACCTCATCGGGATGGCTGATTTCCGAGTTTCCGCTCTCGGTGGTCGTGATGTCTTTGCTGATGTCGGCATCGCTGTACGTGATTTCTACTTTTCCGTAAACCTTACGGGGGTTGCTTGAATAATCCATAGCCACCCCCTCATCGTTCTTTGAACGATATCGTTACGGTTTTCCACATCAGCCTACCCCTTGCCCAATCGTAGTGCGGCATATAGGCGAGTCCCTCGCCGCGTGCTATCATGGTTACGAGTTCGCCCGTCTCTTTGTCGTGAAAGGTGACCTCGGTAAAGGCTGTCTGCTTTGTTTCTTTGGCAAGCGTCTGCATATCCTCCTTGGAGAGATATTCCCAAGTGCAGTCGAGTTTCCGCTTTTCGCCGATGATGTCCACTACCAAAGTACCGTCCACCGTTCTCTCGGCTTTATCGAGGATTTCGGGGGACACGGTCATCTCGGTCGGTGCTTTTATGAGCTTGCCGTTAACCTTGAAGAAGTCCATCCGATTATCCCTCCTTTAGTGTTACGCCATGTCGCTTGTATTCTTTGTTGAGTTTTGGAACGATAAGCCGTGCAAAGGTCTGTCCATCGATCTGCATGACCAGCTCATCGCCGCCGTCTCCCGTCTCGCCGCCGGGTGTACCCAAGCCTTGGAGCAATCCGTTGAGGAGTTCTCCGTAGGGACTCTCGCCCGTGCCGACTACTGCGTGATTCGGACTGTTGCTGAAATTGAGGGCATTTGCCACCTGCATTGCGGCTCTCTGGATGAGCGGAATGTCGGAGTACATACCCTCTGCCATCATGTTCATAAGGTTCGGTATCCATTCGTCTGCGGTATGACCCGGTCCCTTTTTGGTAGGCGAACCGAATCCGAGGAAGTCCTTGATGGACTGTCCGATCTCCTTGACTCCGTTGACCACGGAATCCCAAGCCTTTTTGATACCATCTGCGATGTTTTGGATGAGGTTTTTACCCCAATTGAAAGCCTCGGTAAAGAGGTTTTTGAAGAAGTCTCCAATGCTCGAAAAGAGCCCCGTGATTTTCTCCCAAATCCACGAGCAGGCTGATTTTATGCCTTCCCAAACATTCACGAAGAAGGACGAGATGCCCTCCCACGCAGATGCGAATATAGACACAATCGTGCTGCCGAGATTGCCGAAGTATTCTCCCATGGCGGTGCAGAAGCCCGAAATGAATTCCCATATTCCGAGGAATACGTTCTTTATCGCCGACCAAAGATTGATGGCGATATTCTTCATGTGTTCCCAAGCCTCCGACCAATCTCCTCGGAGCAAGGCACAGACCATCTGTACCACCGAGCAGACGACCTCTCCGATGTCGAGTACCGCCATAATCAGCGGACCGAGTGCGGAGATAACGCCCGCGATGACCGAGGAAACCACACCGTAAAGGGTCATGACGATACCGCCGATGAGCTCAAATACGGGTTTTAAGGTCTCGTAAAGTGCTACGAGGGTGTCCCACAGCGAGAGAAATAGGCTCTTGACCTTTTCCCAAATCGGTCGGACATAGGTGAGGAATTTCATCACGGCATCGGCTATCACATTGAAACAGTTGATGGCGATGTTCCAAATAAAGGTGAATAGCTGCTTGACCACGTTCCAAATGGCGGCTCCGTGTTGCTCCCAAAATGCGAGGATGAAACTGACCGCGTCCACGATAATGTCGACCACGATTCCGAATACCATCACCACGATGTCCCAAATCTTTGAAAAGACCTGTTTGAAGCATTTCCACAGAGTTTGTAAAGCCTTCGTTACATTTTTGATGAGTTTTTCGCCGTTTTTGCTCCACCAATCCTTGATTGCCTCTACGACTTTCAGGATGAAGGACTTTATTTTCTCCCATATCGCCATGACCGCATTTCGGAAGTCTTCGTTGGTATTCCACAGGTAAATGAGGACACCGACCACGGCGGCGATGATGGCTATAATGAGTCCGACTTTCGAGAATAACAGCGACCCCAATTTTACGATTGTGCCGACACTCGAAATGACCTTACCGATGACGATCAGGAGCGGACCTATCGCTGCGGCAAGGAGTGCTATTACTACGATGTTTTTCTTGGTGCTTGAGGACAGCCCCATAAATTTGTTGATGAGCGGTGTGATATACTTTTGGAGCAGTTCTCGGATGATGGGTATGAGGATATCTCCGAATTGGAGTGCAACCTCTTCAAGCATCGACTTCATGATTTTGAGCTGACCGCTCAATGTATCGAGCTGGGTCTCTGCCATCTCGGTCGCTTTGTTCGTACCCGTTACCGCTGCGGTCATATCTCTGACCGAATCGCCCCCGGCACTCATAAGTGCGAGCATACCCGGACCTGCTCTTGCTCCGAACACCTCCATTGCCTGTGCGGTTGTCATACCCGCGGCTGATAGGGTGTCGAGGATGCTTGCAAGGTCGTTTGACACGGGGTCAAGTTGTTCGAGGTTGATGCCGAGTTCATCGAACACGGCGACCGCTGCGGAAGTCGGATTCATGAGGGATACGAGAGCTTGTCGGAGGGATGTACCTGCGGTAGATCCGTCATAGCCTGCGTTATAAAGAACAGCAAGCGCACCCGTGACCTCCTCGATTTCCCAACCGAGGCTGTTTGCGACAGGGCCTACATAGCCCATCGAGGTCGAGAGTTTATCCATGTTCGCCATGGACGCACCTATCGCCGCTGCGTACACATTCGTGACTCGTTCCGCTTCGCTTGCTTCGAGTCCGAATTGGTTCAAGGCTGCGATGACGGTGTCGGTGGTAAAGGCGAGGTCGCTCTGGGTTGCCGATGCAAGGTTCAGGGTTGCCTCAATGGAGTCTGCCATTTGGTCAACCTTGTAACCTGCCGATGCCATGTAGTAGAGTGCATCAGCCGCCTCGGATGCCGAGAATACCGTTTTCGAGCCCATCTCACGGGCGAGGTCGGTCATCTCTTGGAGTTCTTCACCCGTAGCCCCCGCTACCGATGCCGCGTTTGCCATCGACTGCTCAAAGTCGGCGGATATCTTGACCGCCGTTCCTCCGAGGGCAACGAGAGGTGCTGTGATGCTTGCCGTCAGCTTCGTACCCGCTTTGGTGAATGACGATGCCACCTTTTGGATTTGCTTTTGTGCTGACTGCAAGCCTTTGGAGAGCGAGGAAATGTCCGCCGCTATCTTTACGACAAGATTTCTAATAACAGCCATTTATCCTCACCCCCTTATTTGATAATCACACCTTTTTCCGCCGCCATTGCTTTTAGAATGGCATCGCTCATGCTACTCTTTTTGCTCGGACGCTTACGTGCCTTTTTGAGCAGTTTGTCAAGTTGCGGTAAGCGTTTCTGCCGGGCGAATGCCTCTGTGTGCCACGCAAGGCACAGATCGTCTTCAAAGGCTCTTTGCTCACGCTCGGCTTTCGCTTTTGCGATGAGTGTCAGTTCGTAGGGTGTGTATTCGCCAATGACCAAGGGGTCGATGTCAAGCATCACGACCGCTCGGTCGCAAAAAGAGGACAAGTCAAAGGTGGCGGAACTTATTCCCCCTGCTTGGAGTTTCCTTTGTCCTTGCCGAATGCCTCGGTCAGTGCTTCGCCGACCTTATCGGCTACCTCCTGTAAGTTGGAGTATTCATCGATGAGGTCGCCGACCGTCTCGATGGTGAGGGTCTTGTCTTCGTGATAAAGACCCGCATAGATGATTGCGAGGAGGTCTTTGACTCCTACGCTGTTGAGGTCGAGGGACATGAGGGACTTGCCCGTGATGTCCTCGATCTTGGCGAGAGCATTCATTCCGTATCGGAGTGTTCTCGGTGTATCAAGTTGATAGGTTACGCCTTTTTTCATGTGTTTCCTCCTTATGCGGTCTCAAAGGACAATGCCCCTGTACCCGTGAATTCGATGCTGATGGACACCACATCGTCAACGGGGTCTTCGATGGAAAGGCTACTGATATAAGCCTCGCCCGTGTAGTAATTTGTGCCGTCAACATAGAGCTTGACCGTGACGGTGTCTCCGTTGAGGTATGCGGTTTGCAATGCCGCCTGTCCTGCGGTGTCGCCGGGGACTTCGTAGTCGCCCTCGCTCGATGCCGTCCACTCCTTGAGACCCGTGATATAATTCTTCCAATCGTCTCCGAGTGCGGTCGTTTCGAGGGTTTCAAGGGAAAGTTCGAGCGACCAATTCTTGATGCCGACCACTTTTTGGGCGGCGCTGCCGATGACGACTTTTCCGTTTTTACCTGCTACAGCCATATTCTTTTCCTCCTATTTTTCGTTGAATTGGATATCGAATTCGATGCTCGACATATACTCCTCGGTATCAAACTTGAGGGCGGTATTGCCGTTGTACTCGTAATCCGTTTTGATGAATACGGCTTCTATCCACAAGCCGCACATATCGCCGTGGTAGTCCTGAAAGGCTTTCTTGACCATTCGGGAGAGCTCACGGCTTTTTTTGTAGGTTCTATCGTGACAGACGAATTGCATCGTTTGCCGAACGTATCCCGTGTCGCCTTGCAGAGCCGAGTCATAATTGGCAAGCACGGGCGAGTAGACGATGGCGGGAAGACTCGCGTTTTCGGGGAGGACGATTGGGTAGATGCGGTCTTCGACTCGCTCCACGATGTCCGTCCGCGTCCGAAGGTACTCGTATACCGCTTGAGATATGTCCTTCATAATTTCCTCCCCACAGCCCTTGAAATTTCGGCTACGATTTCGTCATTGATTTGATTGATGTTGTTATCCACGGCATTCCGTAGAAAGGGGTTGGCGGGGCGTCCTCTTGCCCCAAGCTCGACGTGTGTGCCGTACTTGAGGGACTTGTCGTAGTCCACTTGTACCGTGGCTTTGGTCGCTGTTGCCTTGCCATCGGTGAGATGCAGACTCGCCTTTAATGCACCCGTATCCACAGGGCAATGTTGCTTTGCGTCTTCGAGAGCGATTCTGCCACCCGCTTTAGCCCCCTTCATCAGTACCGCCGCCGCAGCATCCTCCATCGCTTTCAGGTCTTTGACAAGGGCACTCGCACCCTCCACTCCGACCTTGACTTTTTTCTGCTTTGCGCTGTAACTCATGGTTTACCATCTCCTTGCAGTTGAGGACGGTTGCTCGGTGGGCGGTCAATTCGTCCGCAACCCCTATAATTTCGTAGATTTTTCCTTGATAGCGGAGTCGGTTCATCACGTCGATGCGAGGGTTGTATCGCATCGTTACCTTGATGACGGTCTCGGCATTGACGGTCTGCGATTGGTAGTATTCCGTACCGCTGACGGGTGTGATGGATGCCCACACCCGTGCGACCGATTTCCACTCTCCGACCTCGCCGCCGTATTCGTCTCGGTGCGTGATGAATTCGAGTATCTCGACCCGTCTGTTGAGTTTTCCGATGTTCATTAGAATCTCGCCCTCCTATAAGCGAACAGCATTCGGCGGACAAGGTCGAGGGTCTCGCCAATGTCAACCCCCGACTTGTCTTTGCTGATCTGTCGCTCCTCGTAAAGGGTCGCTACCACAATGAGCATCGCCTGATGGACAGGTTCGGGTATCTCCGAAAAGTCTGCGAGGTCTCTCCGCATAACCTCCTCCACCAAGGACTTTGCCGTGATAATCAGCGAGGAGATGAGGACATCCTCTTCCTCTCCGTCAACACGGAGGAAGTCTTTGGCTTCTTGTAAACTGACCATCATCCCCACCTCCTCGTAGGATTACTTTCTCGCTGCGAGGGTTACGAAGGGAGACACGGATGCCGAGCCCTT